TATGTTGCTGCCAGTGTTTGCCATGTTATTTCTTTTGTTTCTCGACTGCCGCAGCTAGTGCAGCGCGGGCTTTTGTCGTAACCTTGCTTCTAACTGCTGCTGTAGCGTTTTCGATGCCCTTTTGAAAGTAGTTGGTACCGGCTACCCGTTCACCGCTGGACGTTTTTGACCAGTAAAACCCCCGGTGCCCGTAGTTTACCAGCCAACTATGCGGGGCTATTAACCAGTCATGCCCAATAGTGACGCCAATAATACCCGCAGCACTAGCCGCCCGGCTGCTTTTCCACTTGCTAGAGGGCTTCTTTTTAATTGCCCGGCGTAGCGGGTCTTTGCCTTTGCTCTCTCGCTGGGCGCGAGTTTCAGCACTCCAACCGGCTGCCGTTCCTGTGGTCCTACTACGCGGGGTAACTTTCCTGATAGAACTGGCTAAGGCCGTGCCGCCTGCTGCTACGGCTTTGCGCAGTACGTTACGCTGTAGGCTGTCGGTTAGCCCGTTGAACTCTTTGAACAGTTCCTCGATTCCCATAAATTGCAGGGCGTCTTTTTTAAGTGCCATTGTTAGCTATCCTCCGTACAGTGCAGCCAGAGTTCTGTTTGCCGTTCGTCTCGCCGCTGCACTTTTTCAATATTTAGCGTGCGGGTTGTGTCGCCGTCGCGGTAGACAACGCGCATAGCTGAATCAGGAAACGGGCCTGCGTGCGGGTAGCGTATGATTACCAGGGTTGTTGTTGTCGCTTCGATCTGCGAACCGCTAAATGCTTCGCTTGCTGATACGTCGAGTACACGCGCTGAGCACTCACGCACACTGGCCCAGGCGTCAGTCAGCTGGCCGCTGGCGTCTGCGGTTTGCGTGCTTTGCTCTATGTCGATCCTCTGCCTTAGCTGCCCGGCGCGTACCATTGGAACGAATCCCCCAGTTTAAACGGTGCCAGAAGTGCCCCGGCTGCCTGCGGCAGTTCCATCGCCATAACGCCTATCGTCGTCTGTTCTCGGTTGTTGAAGTAATGACCGATCAACAACAGCATTGCGTGTTTGATAGCCTGGGGGACTGCTGACGCTGCCCCGTAGCCGCAGATAAAACGGATTGTCGCCGCCTCTTGCTGTGCGCGGGCTGCGGGCCAGACTTCACCGTAGGCGGGCCGCACGGTGCCCGGTTCGCGGGCTATGCTTACGTCATAATCGCCACTAGAAAAGGTCTGTGTGGCCCCTGCTGTGTCTGTGTAGGTAATGCTCGTAATGCTTTGCAGTTGCCCGAAGGGTAGATAAAGCGTTTCTGTGCCCGCTGGCAGCTGGTCTGTTGCCATATCATAGGTAGCCGTGACAAGCTGCCTGTGAGTTTCTGCTTCAACTGTCGCGCGGGTTACTTCTATCAGGCTGCTCAGGTAGTCGTCATAGAATGAATCATCCAGCGACAGGTGCCGCCGTACTTCGCTAACTTGCAACGGTTCGGCTGTCGGGGCTGTCACTTCTGCCGTGCTGTAGCTGCTCACTAAGTGCATTTATCGGGGCCTCTTTTTAATTGCTTTACGTTTCTTTGCTTCTGGGCGCGTCGCGCGCAGGGGCGGATCTACGGTAGCCGTTTCTGGCTGCGGTAGTTCCGCCCAGCTGCGCTTTATGTAACGCTCTGCGGTTGCGTCGTCTAGTTCGACGATGTCGCCGCAGTCATGAGAAAACCCAGTTCCCACGATACTAGTTAACAATCGGACTTTCATCATTAGGCTTGGATCAGATGCTTGATTGCATCGGAATTAAGAACCTTGCTGTCAAAGCGGGCAAAGGCCACGAAGCCAGTCTGATCGTTGTCACGATAGCGCTCTTCTAATCGGAACATACGAATAGGCCCGGCGTCCCTGATAATGAAGCGCGAAAAGTCGCCAATCAGAACGGTTTTTTCGGCGGTTGCCACGCTGCTTTGCATGTCCTGGTTAATCGTGATGGGATAACCAAGCAGGCGATCTGGCTCCCCAACGCTCATGCCTTCTTGCCAGAGGTAGTGGTTGTTGTCGTCTTTTAGCTTTCGCAGAGCAAGTAGAATATTATCGTGCATCATCCAGCCGAAGCTGCTGCTGTTACGATATGCCGGGTCTACGCTGTGGAGCAAATCAAAAAGTTCGTCGGAAGCAATGGCCGTTGCCGAAGCTGCCGTCTTGCCGAGACCAGAGCCAACAACCACGCCTTGAGGTTCTGAACTGCCAGAGCCGGTCGAACTGTACTGCGCTTCGATGCGTCCAAGCCGCTCGCCTAACATCGCGCCAACTTCTGCGCCAAGATCAAAAAAGCTATCCTGGAGAAGCTCCGCAGAAACCAGAATTGACTTCGATGTTAGTTTATGCGCATTCAGAGTTTTAACACCAAAGGTGGCAGCCTGCTCGCTGATAGCAGCGTTTTCTGCCAACAGTGCGCCCTTGTTGCCGGTATCGTCGCTAGTCGGCCACGGTACGTCGTTACCTGTCGAGGTACGAATAACACGCGAGACGCTACGAGGGCCGCCAAAACTAAGCAGGCTTTTCTCTAGTTCGTTGCTGAAGCCTTCAGGGACCAGATATCCACCAGCTGAGTCAGTGCCTACGCTCTGTGCTCTGACTTCTTTTCCCCAGCCGTCATGACTCATGACGGGGGCGTGCTTAGCGAGTCGTACATCCAAAAAGCTAGATTTAGGGTCTAAGCCTAAACGCTGGGCGGCTTCAACGTGTGTATCGTCCAAGCCGAAACCATTTTGTTGACGCGCCCAGGCTGCAAAAGCCAATGTTCTGGTTTCGTCGGTAATCTCTGGGCGGGTTTCTGCCGTGCGTTGCCGCTTCTCTCTAAAAGAAACTTCCTCTTTTGCGGCTTCAACTTCAGCAAGTCGCGCTGCTACGTTAGCTTTTTCGCGTGCCTGGGTTAGTTCTGCTGCGTTTGCGTTGTAGGCTTCGTTGAGTGCTTCCCACTTTGCGCGGTCTTCGTCTGCCCAGCTGTCTTGACTTTCGCCGTGGGTCTTGATTTGTGCCGCCAGTTGTTCGCGCTGCTCTTGTAACTTTTTGAAGTCTGCCATAGTTCTAAATCTCCAGTTTGAAAGCTGCCAGTTCCCAGGCAGCGCAAAAAAAAGCGCGGCCCTGTTGCTGGCATTTACTAATGTTTCGTAAATGTTGCAAACAATTACCGCGCTTTGTGCGTTTGGTTGTTCTGTTGTTGGTATTGTTACAGATTAGCTGTCGGTATCAATAGCAATTATCCTAAGCCGTACTTCTACCGATTCCTGATCAATATAGAACTGCTCAAAGGCTAGGCGGGCCTCTTTAATACCGTCAGCTGCCCGCATACCTGTAGTGGTTGCTTCGTAGGCGGGGTAGGTCACAGGGCCAACGTCATAAAGTGCTACGCCGTTAATCTCTCGCACTGTATATTTTCCGTCTTTGCGTATCTCGCTGCCCCCTTCACTAATTGAAAAGGCAAAGCTAGAGCCTGTAACGTCGCCCCGTTCTATGCTGGTTGCTACGTCGCGGCCTACCTGGGTATCAGGAACGTCTATTTCATAGCGCAGCCCGGTATCATCTTCAGATAGCGAAAGCGTGCCAGCCTGGGCGCGTCCCAGGATGGCGCTAGGCTCATGATTAAACAGCCCCCGAACGTCGTCTTTTTCTCCCAGGGCACGGGTAAACGCGCCCGGCTGTATTCGCTCAAAGTGCCCGCTGTACAGTTCGTACTGCGTGCCTGGGTCGTCGTCCCGGTAGAATACGGCAGCATATCCCACGATCTTTGACGGCTGCCCGTCTCGCTTTTCAATTCTTACTCGCTGGTTGTTATTACGGCGTTCTGTATTCATCGATTAGACCCCACAAGGTTAGGTTTTCGCTCAGTAATTGCTTGCACTTTTGCTCTATTGCGGCCTCTAGTTCGTCAGCTGTAGCGTGTTCGAGGGTATCATTAACCGATTTTCGCACTATTTCGAGCCAGCTACAGCCCACCTTTTGCCCTATTTCGTCCCCGCTGGCACCATTAAGAGCCGCAAAAACGCTTAAACTGTCCCCGATTCTAGCCAGAAACGGTTCTAGCTGTTCGCTTAATCGGTTGTCGACGTGATTCAGAAACGCGGTAGCGGTCTTTTGTCGTGCCCAGCGTTTGACGGTTGCAAGTGTTTTCTGCATTGCTGCGGCCAAGCTGTTGCCCAGGGCAACGCGGGCGGCTTCCTGGGCGGCTTCGCTGTCGTCGTCGGCTGGTTCTTCTGCTGGTTCGTCGTCAACTGGCACAGGGGCAACAGGGGCGGCTGGTTCTGGCTCTGGTTCTGGCTCTGGTTGTTCATCGGCAAAGCTCATGTTAAGGGGCTTTAAGAATTTCCCCCCTAGCCCGTCGTCGCGCGGGTTCTGGTTTTGCATTGCGCGGAACTCGTCGGGGGACAATACGCCCATTTCGATACCCATGCGCCCTACTTCGTACTGTGTTTTAATGTCTGCCTGTATCAGTGCCCCGGTATTGTGTTCGATAAAGTGGCTGTTTTCGTCTTGCTGCTGTTGGGTTAGTAGCTTTAGGTAGCACTCGCTGGCTATTGTGTGCAGCCAAGCAGATAAACAGCTATCAAGATAAGACCTGTTTTCCTGTTCTAGTGACGCATAAGAAACGTTTACAGGCGACCCTAGCTTATGGGGCGGCAGGTTATACCAGCGGGCTACCTCTCTAACCTGCTCTTGCCGTGCCCCGGCAAGCTGGCTTTGCTCTGGCGTAAATTGTGCTTCGTGGAATTTTGCCCCGTCTCGCAATATGACAGTGCGGAAACTGTTATCAACGCCCTCGTAGGTTTTTCTAAAACCTGTCTCTAAGTTGTCAGCGGCTGGCTTAGACATTCCAGCGGGGACCTCTAGCACACCGCCAATCCTAGCCCCGTTCTTAAAGAAACGGCTGGCGAACTTCTCAGCCGCTAGGCCCAGGGCTATCGCGTTTCGCATTTCATAAATAAGCTCGCAGTCAGCGTCACCGTATACGCTGATCCCTTCAAAGTGCAATACCTGGGAAGCGTCGAAACCATGCAACGCGCCGCCAACTTCTGTAACGTAAACAATGCTGCCGTCTTGCTGTATCTCTGGGCGCGTCCTGTCGGGTAGCAGCGGCAACAGGCCAACCGGCACGCCTTGCCGCCCGTAGTCAATCAACGCATAAGCGTTATTCCATATGAGAAGATGAGTAAGCATGCGCCGCCAGAACTTGAAGCTGTGCATTGTCGGATTGCACTTGCGCCTAATTAGGAACTGGGCCGGGTGCATTGTGTCAATTTCCCTACCGTTGTTTGGCAGCCGCTTGTATACGTCCAAGGGCAGCTTTGCAACGTCGCCGCTAATCAAGTTGACAGCCTGCCAGACGGGGGAATAAGTGAGTGCCCGGCGCGGGCCGACTGCCTCCCCTGCTTCCGTGGAAGCATCACCAAAAACAGACTGCCAGACTTCAGGACTACCAAGCGGGATATTAGGGTTCTCTAAAGATCGTGGCTCTGCTTCCCGCTGCGGGTCTATCATGTTTTCACTCATGGTTTAGGCCAATTCTATCTCGTTG